CGCCGACGCGCGACGTCCTAAGTGCGCGTCGGCGGGTTTTGGAGTTGGTCAGTGCTTAGACGATCGGGTTGAAGTCGTCATCGTAGTCGATGGCGGTTGCAGCCGTGACGGGTGGACTTGCGGGGTGGCGTGCAAAGACGGCACCCGTGACAGCCGGTCGCGCGCTAGCTTCAATCGCCGGTTGTGTCCGCGGTGGCCCACTCAGCGGTGCCGCAAATCCGCGAGGTGGCCCGAAATGCGCCAGCACGATTTCGGGGATCTCCGGCTTGACCTGCTGATCGAGGTCGTGGCACCTGTCCATGAGCTCGTCAATCTCCTCATGCGTCGGCGCGAGAGCGGAATAGCCGCGCGCCGCCACGGCCGAGTATTTCGTATCGCGCGCGCCAGTTCCCACGCGGTTGACGATAACGTCAAATCCCTTGCCTTCTTCGTAGGGGTTGAACATGTCCCCGCCCGCGTACTGATTATTCCGAATCGCCTTGATCGCTTCGTAGAGCTGAGCGCCGAAGCCCAGTACCTTTGGTCCCCCGTTGGCTGCATGTCGAGGCAGCACATTAGCGAAGATCCGTAGTTTCGGGGAAATGCGCCACCCCAGATCCTTCTCAGCCTCGACCGAGCTGCGCTGCAACTCGCTGGATCGTTTGCAGACGAGACAGGGGATCTTGAGTTCCTGCTGCGGGCACGCGAATACGTGCACCTTGTCCGACCCCGGGATCGTGACGTAGTGTAGCGCAGTGCTTCGCAGGGGCGACGCGCCCTCGTGGGGCGAGGGCATGAAGCGAACTACTATGTTGCCTACTGGGATGGCCAGGAAAATGTCGCTTGACAGCTCCTCCACGCGAGCGTCCGTCGCCGTCATTGCGGCATCCGTGAGTGTTCCGTACTTTCTGATTGCCATATTGTGTTCGTTGTTGCGTTGCTGCGTTCGTTGTTGCGTTCGTTCGCCACTACCCACGAGCGATAGAAGCTGCGTGGTAGATGTAGTTGTTGTCGTGATTTAGTTTCATAGCTCCTGCGCTTCCTTGACGAGCCGTCGGATTGACGGCTCACTGTTCATTTCGGCGCGCATCTGAGCGCCGAGCGAGACTAGCATGTCCTTCTTTGCATAGATGGCGTCACGAAATGCCTCCATCTGCATTTTGCAGAACTCGGCTTCGAGTTCTGCCGCCTGCTGGCCCTGGTACGTGGCGTCCATTTCAACGGCCGCGTCCACCTCCGAAATTGTAACTTTTCCTCGCCCGCTGGTCTCAAGCGCCGCGCGCTTCGAGATTGCCAGCGCCGCGGCGAGCCGCTTCGTCGCCAACTTCTCTAGCCGCCAATCGCGGTGGAGCTGAGCCGCCATGTTTCCCCAGTATGCCAGGTCGGCGCTGACCCGACGGAAGTCGGGATTGATGTCCCCCTCGTCGATCGAAACTGCCGGCCCGATGCCAAAGGGGAGAGTTGCGACCATTTCTTGAGTGCTCAGTTCTTGTGCCATGCTTTTCTCCGGGTGACGCAAGAAGTATAATACATCCGCGGATTAGCTGCAAGTGAATAGGTGCGCGGTTTCTACCGCGAGCGCGCAATCGGCGCTAGGTGGACTTCTCTAGTTCGCCCCAGGATGAAAATCCACGCTTGAAGTCCATGCGCATCGGCACGGGCCCTGAGTTCCAGCTCACCGCCACGCCGCGCAGGAGTCGCACGTAGTCGTCAGCAAACCCTGGATCAACTTCTGCGAGCAGGGAGTCGTAGACAGTCAGCACTTGCCGGACGGGAAGTGGGTCTCCACGCAAAACACGAACATCCCGGATGCCGTGACGCTCACAAAGCCCCCGAGCGACTGCCAGTAGGGCCGGATTTTTTGCGGCGCCGTCGATGAGCCGCTGCATCCGCCCAATTGTCGCGTTCATGAAATCCGCGCCAGTGCCCTGCACCGCCGTATTGTACGTGGACCGCTCCGCCGTCGCTCGCTCGTCCTCGTCCTGCCCCGCGATTGCGGGGAGCGGGCGCACACGGAAGTCCCGACCATCCCACCACGTGCGGGCAACACCCGTGTAGTTGCCGTCCACGATGCGCCGCTTGACCCACGCCGCGAGCGTGCTGAACTGGCCAAGAATCGCGCCGACTAGCTTGGTCGCGGCCGTCGTGCTGATACCAAGCTTCGCACCGATGCCCGCTGCGGAGTCGCCGTAAAGAAATGCGAAGTTCACGGTCTTCGCCTGATCTCGAATCGGGTGGTCCTTCGTCACCACCGAGGCATCGATCCCCAGAAGCGGAGCGATGAGTTTCGCTGTCTCGGTATGATAGTCTACGTTACGCTGGAAGATGTCGATCATCAGGGGGTCAGCAGAGAGAAACGCGGCAACGCGAAGCTCTAGCTGGTTATAGTCGCCTTCGATAAACTCCCACCCTTCAGACGGAACGAAAATCGAGCGACACTTTTTCCCGGCACCGGACGTGCGCGGAATATTCATGAGGTTCGGCGAGGAGCAGCTCGGCCTACCAGTTGCAGTGCCAGTGATGTTTATGTCGGGATGAATACGGCCGTCGTCTTGGATGAAACCCTCCATCCCATCGGCATACTGTGATTTGAACTTTCCCGCTCGCTTCAGTTCTTGGATGACCTTCGCCGTCGGGTGTACCAGGCCGTCCATAACTTCAGCCGTCACTTTGTACTTGCCGGTCGCCGTGCGCCCATTTTTCCCCAGACGACACCCAAGCGTCTCGAAAAGAAGCTTGCCTACCTGCGCCGTGCTGTTGACGTTCAACTCACCATGCGCCTTGGCGAGGTACTCCTCGCACGAGGCGATGGTACCCTCCATTTCGGAGCGCAAGTCAGCAATGCGGCTGCGGTCAACCCGGATGCCGTTGAACTGCATTTGCGTGATGCCGTGGTGAAGGTCGCGCACAATGGTCGCCCAGACGTCGTGCGCGTGAGGCTCTCCGGTCGCGTGCAGGTGGGTGACCACCTTGTCAGTGGAGATTGCATCGCTCGCATTGTACCGGTCGCGAACGTCCGGAGGAATCGCGGCGTAAGCAAACACAAGTGGGTCTGCACCTTTCACCACTTCGCCAACCGCGTACTGGAGCTCGTCGTCGGTCAGGGAATGCGCAAACGCGGTAGACTCCCCGCCCTTCTTGGCGAGTCGCTTGAGCTCCGCCGCACCAAACTTGACGTGCTCCTCAACCTCTTGCTTGCCACCGTACATGCCGACGAGCGTCTGCATAGTGTGCAGGCTCGCGGAAGCGTCAGCCTGCATGAGCTTACGGAAGATCATCGCGTCGCCGTCGACACCATCGACGTGAACGCCAAAAAATGCCTGCAAGTGCAGCGTGTCAAACTTGAAATTTGTTCCGCGCTTCGGGAAGTTCCCATCCTGTAGCAGCTCCCGCAAACGTGCGGTCACGAGAGGGTCGCGCAGCGCATCGACGCCCCACACGTAGCCGATCTCATTTCCCACGGGCGTTGCGGCGAGGCTCAAGATCTTTTGGCCACAGTTGAACGCGAGACCAAAAGTCTCGACATCGATCGTTGCCCCCCCGGCAGCGGTCAGCTCCTCGTATGCCTCTTCAGCATCCTCCGCAGTCACAACTTGCAGGGCAACCGCGTGCGCGGGGACTCGCCTTGGCGTTGCGGTGAGCGCCCATTTCACGGTCGCCTCAAATTGCCGCTGAATCAAAATATTGCGCAGTGCCGCGAGTGGCCAGGGCGTAAAAAACACCGGTACACCGGTGCTCAGTAACACCTGCCCGCGCTGCATGGACATGACCGGCAGCGCCACGCCGAAGTAGGCCTGACAAGCCTCCGCGCCCATGAGCAGCACGCGATCCGGCGCTGCTTCGCGCAGCACGGTCAGCCCGTACCCGCGACATGCGGCATAATGTGCAGGCGTGGCCTTACGTAACCCCGGAGCGCAACGCACGGCTGAATCGAAAACGATGGGCCCCGCCCACTGAGGCGTGAGCAACTTTGTCAAGTACTGCACTGTCGTGCTCCCCACTAGCGACCCACGCGTGTCGTCGAGCTTCGCCGGTGGGGGGAGTACGACCAGCAGCGTTGGCCCCGATTCCGGGCCGACTTGCTCAGCATCCATGCAATTCGTGGCTACGTTCTCCCCCAGCGAGCAAAGCGTGCACTTCTCGACAGCTTGCTTGGCACGTGCCTGCACATCCTCGATGAGCAAGCGCGGCCGCCCATCGGGGTAGATCGGAAGCGCGCGCACCTACTGCACCAGCCCGCGCGAAAATCCAATCGCCACGCGTGTTTCGAGCGTGTCCCCGAGACGAATGATACAGGGCACGGTTGTCGCCAGCGCCGCGCATTCAGCCGTGAGCTGCTCGAGCGTCTGAATCCCGCAAGAGTTGAACATCCAACCCAGGATTTTTACCAGTGTTACGTCGGCGGCCATGAGACCGTCCGGAAGGAGCCTCCCATCAAGCAGAGTCGCCCCCACGACGGGTGGGGTGGCGACGGGTGGGGTGGCGACGGGTGGGGTGGCGACGGGTGGGGTGGCGACGGGTGACTTTCGTGGCGCACGTGCGGGCGCCAAGTCGCTGGCCTTGATGGGCGCGAGTGCAGGTGCAGGTGCAGGTGCGGGCGCCAAGTCGCTGGCCTTGATGGGCGCGAGTGCAGGTGCAGGTGCAGGTGCAGGCACACTCTCGCCAGAGAGCATGGCCAGCGTGCCCAGCACGTCGTGCAAGGTAGCGCACCGGAGCGAAATGGTCACCTCGAAGCAGGGAATGGCGTCGAATGAGTGAACG